TGTCCCGCACCTCATCGCCCGCCCAATGGCAATACACCACCGGGGAAAACTGCTCACCGCGCACTACTTGAAACAATACTCGCTCACCCATGGTTGCTAGCTCCGTGTTATGTGTTTAGCGTGTTTGGATTCGACAGGGCCATCATACGCAAGCGGGTTGTGTACTCAAGCCCCATCGAATTAGGCGACCACTAGGCGGTTGCTTCCAGTTCCTTGATCCGCTGCCGGAGGCGGTCAATCTCAGTTTGCAATACCCTATTTTGAGTCGCGAGCTGAGACACCGGATCCACATAAGCCATCGAAACCAAATACAACCCGCGACCCGCCTTCTCTGCCTCGCCGCGCAGTACATACCGATCCAAACATTGGCGGCATGACCCGCGATCACCCGTTACTCGATTCCCAAACATCTCCACGGCCTTGGAATACACCTGCTTCACCGTCGCCGGTTCGCTGAACGTCGCAAGCGCCTCAAAGTACACCGATACATTTGCCATCATTTTACCCTCAAAGTGACTAAGAATGTGAATAAGTGACGCCATCACTTACTTAGGCGTTATACCATCACTTATTCACTTTTTTACTATAAGATAAGTAACTTACTGAAGCAACATAAGTTCGTGTCGCTAAGAATTAATTGGCCGCCGATAGTAATAATTCGTCGCCGGTAAGTGTTTGAAAAGATTAGGTTAAACGGCGATTTTGACGGATAAAACGATTTTTTCTATTTCTTTCCTAGGTCTAAGGGAAAAGACAAACAAAGGGCTATAGGGAGGAGGGTGAAGGGAAAGGGTGTAAGGAAAGAAATAAAAGAAAGATAATAATTAAGAATTCTCTCTATTTTTAGTAGTCCTTTCAGTCACTTAGCAGTGTTCAATTGTTTCAAGCGCAAGCGAAAATGGGCTAGAATTAATTCAGAAAGAATTGCACGGCAACGGTAAGCCAGTATAAGATTGTCGCCAGTTAGCTCAGTACATGGGCGTGGCGATATAAGGCGATATAAGGCCGTTTAAGAGGTTTTAACGCATGAGCAAGGGTAAGACCGCGGGTAGCCAGAAGGCCGCTGTAAAGACCGCTGAGGCGGATATAAGCAATGGCGATATAAGACCGGCCACCTCGCTTGGTGATATAGTTGACTACACCACTAGCTTACCCATAGTTCCCCAAAAGGACGGGCGACAACATCCCGACCCGGCCACGGCGCAAACCGTCGCCAACATGGTTTTTTGCGGCCAAACTCAAGAGACAATATGCCGCGTGCTGAAAATGGGCATGGACACGCTATACAAGCATTACAAACACGAGCTTGAAACCGGCCAGCATGCAATGGTGCAGAAAATTGCCGGATCCCTAGCCCAACGTGCCCTAGGGGGCAGCGATACTGCGGCCATTTTCCTGCTAAAAACACGCGGCGGCGGGAAATTCGTCGAACGCCAGCAGGTTGATATGTCCGTTGAAGTCACCCACAAGTCGGAGCTGGTGTCCCAACTGGCGGGCATGATCACGCAAGGCATCACCATAGACGCGGAGCCGGTAGAGCAAAAAAAAGGGGCGGAATGACCGCCCCAAAGTGCGCGCAAGTGTGGCGCTGCTAGGTTTCGTGTTCCCATATAACGCGATTGCAATGCGCGCAATATTCGGTTTTTTCAGACTCTCCGCTATGGGTTATGCCAACGCATTGCCAGTCAGAGCACGCCCTGTCGCGAGTGTCCCTATAGACTTGCCTATAATTTTCCCGCGTGCATGGCGTGCAGAGTAGTCCGCCGTCGTCCATGATGGCCGCCCAAGCGTATCCCGCGTGAGTTTTGTAGCGTGCCAGTGCTCGCAATTGGTCTAATGCTTTCATGGTGCCCCCTTAGTTCATCAGGCTGTCAAGCGTAACGGGTTGCCCGCCCGGCGCTACGGGTTGAGGTGCGTCAATGATCGCGGGTTGCCCGCCGTCGTCTGGCGTTTCTCCCAATGCCAAGCATGCTGCGATATAGCGCACCCGATCAGATAACGGCCCGTTATAGGTTAGGGCTACGTCCGTGGCGGTTTCGGTGTCGGGCACTAAGATGGCGTCCAGACAATCGCCACGCCAGTAGTTTTTGATGCGCCCTAAGTTGGCGTCCGGCCCAATCACGTTTTCCAGATACCAGCTCAGCCAGTGACCGCCTTTTTTAACGTGCTCCGCATCCCATGCGCGGACTACGATAACGTCGCAGTTTCTTTTAAACATTTTTGCTATCTCCAATTAGATGCTAGATGCATCCCACAAGGCCCTAGGATTGCGCCCAAGGCCTTGCAGGCTGCGGACTAGGCTGCGATTGCGTATTGGCTGGCGAGCGCCTTAAGAGCCTTTTGTTTCAGTGCGTCACCCGCCCCCAACTGGGTTGAAGCAAACCGGGCGCCGCGTGCGCCATCGTTCTCTGTGTCGCGCACTGTAGCGGCATGGTCTACATAGTATGTAACTGCATTCAAAAGGCCGTAGGCCGTGCCATCGGCGCTAGCCAACTGCGAGCCGGGCGACTTTTTGTAGGCGGTCACCAATGCCCGCAGGTTGTTTTCGGCCTTAGTGCTCACAAGCTTGGAGCCGCTGGCGTCTACTTTGCCAATATCCGCCGGGTTGATGTCGAGCAAACCCGCCAAAAAGGCCAGCGCGGTTTGGTTGTCCACTTTGATTTTGGCCAGCGCGTGCCACTGCTCGCTAGTAATTCGATGCTGCTCGCCCAAAAGTCCGAAAGCCCGCGCCAGTCCCGCGCTATCGAATTGTGTCGAATGCTTGTTTTTGTAGCCCTTTTCGAGCGCATCCCGATCAACCATACGCATAGTGTTGGCGCAGACTTGTCTCACGGTAGTTGCCACTAGATCCGTTGCCCGCGAGCCGTCAAAGCTAGTCTGCAATCGAATGTAACTATCCACCTTATCGTTGCCGGGCATTAAAAACCCGTAGTCCGGCCCAAGTTTCGCCATGCACCACACAATACGACCGCCGCGCACAGCCCCTGCGGTTTCAATTGACAATCCATTGTCGCTGAGAAAATCCCCAAAAAACTCCATGATTTCACGGGGTTGATGGACGTTATATCGATTCTCAGATACGACACCCAAGGCCGCACCCGTGTCGCTACGGTAGAGCACCGATTGATTGTCAAAGCTCATGGCCCGACCGTCCGCAGTGTTATAGATGACGGGTGCGCGGTTTGCGTTCCAATCAAGGCCCGCCTTAGCCGTGATCGTGTCGATATTGTCTCCGCGTTCGATTGATTGGCCCAACCCGTGCCACGCGCTAGCCGCGCCACCTACCGCCGCGAATGCGTAGATCCCGTTCGAATTGTCTAGTTCGTGTGCCATTGTCTTAATCCTCTTTTGAGTGTTGATTGTGTCGCCGTCAATTGACGGCATAGGAATATTAATTCAGCACAACCCGATTGTGCAAACATGTTTTGCATTGTCCATTGTGCGGTTACTTTTGCGCCTTTAGGTTTACTCATTATATAGGCGGCTGAGTTAGCGCTAGCGGGTTGCGTATAACCGCATTAGACGGCCTATTGGCGGACGTAGGCCAACCCGCACCCTTGGTATTAACTCGCCGGGAAATCGGTTTTGCACAGGTTATCCACAGGCTGTAAGTTATTGATTTTATAGGTTGTTTTCCTGCAACAATCCTGTGTATATCCTGTGGATAAGTACCTGGCCTGTAAGTTGTTAACAGGTTATCCACAACAATCTGCCGGACTCAATATGCGCCAATGCATAACGCGGGCTGCAGGTACCATCGGGGGCCGGTAGGCTGATCGGCAATTGGCGCGGACGGGGGCGGGTGGGCGCACGCTTTTTGACGGGGGGAGTGTAGGGTCCCATCTGCGGTATTCAACCCCCCGGGTCCCCCGCTACTTTTTGCAACGCTACCGACTTGTGTTATTCTTGCTACATGCTTTATACCGGCGCGGGTCCCCTACCTCGGCACACTTACTGTTATGTGGAGCCTCATACCTTTGGCAACGCTGAGTGGCTACGGGTAGCGTGGTTTGGGTTGGTATCTCATCCCGGCAGGACTTGGGGATGTCATTTGCTCTTGGAGTGCGGGGCTGTTTACCGGAACGTTTCGCTGCACAAGTTAGCCCATCGCCCCACACAAACCTCTTGGGACCCCGGCGACGCACAGACATGGGATTGTTACGGCATACACTTTAGTACGACCGAGTATCCGTTTCTTGAAGGGACCCGTATTCGGACTCGCACCAGATCCCGGCAGGAATACACCGGCACCTATCTCTTTACCGCGATTCCGATGTTGGATGGTTTTAGTGCGGAGCCTGAGCAGAGCAAGGAGTTTTACTTCATCAAACTAGACAACGGGCGTTTTACGGCGCAACCTACGAACCATTTGTTGGTACAGGACAAGTCGTTTATTACCGAGTCGTCTTGGCCCAAGTTAAGTCGTCAAACTAGCATTTGGAGTGTTGACCATGGCGTCGAAGAGTAAGGTTAACGCGGCGGGCAATTACACGAAGCCCGAGATGCGCAAGAAGTTGTTTAACGAGATCAAGGCGAGTGCCACTCAGGGCACGGCAGCGGGGCAATGGTCAGCACGCAAAGCTC